TATTAAAAAATTTAGCCAAGTTTTTTAGAGTAAAAGGTTCACTTTATTCTGCTGAAGGTTTCTTTAGAGGATTCTTTGATACATCAGCAGAAGTTGAATACCCAAAAGATAAAATTTTTACTTTAGACGATCCATTATCAATACTAGGATCTAAATCATCTAAGAAAATACAAGATGGTAGATTACATCAAGTATTATCTCATCTAATAAAAACTACAGTGCCATTAAAAGATTGGGAACAGCTATATAAAAAGTTTGTTCATCCTGCTGGATTCTATTTACACGGTGAAGCACAGCTTTATACAAACCCAAAATATAAACCTGTTGGTGTTCTTTCAGATGCAACTCCTCTAAACCTAAGAGTTGAAACTGATAGCGCCTTACCTAAATTAGCTGTAGATACTCGTATTATTAGTAAAACTGATATGGGAAATAGTGATATTCTTATTATGGATGGACATAAAGAATATGTGTGTGGATCAAATACTAGAAGATTTCAGTACGCAAATATATTAGATTATGCCGATAGTGAAGGATGGTTTGTTGAAGATAGTTATGGTAGAGCATTAGAAGGTCCTGGACTTTCTGTTAAAAATTCCGTAGATGCTGGATTATATAGTAATAAAGAAATTAATATAGCTGCAATAGATTTATCGCCAACACTAAAAAGTGAAGATAGTAATTATCAACCTGGGCTTTCTGAAGTACCAGGAGAGCCATATACAATATTTGAAGCGGCTCCAGCTAAGATTAAAACATTAGATGCAATAACTGGAATAACCACATCATCAACTTTAATTCAAATAGATGTACCTTTACAGTTAAATAAAACTCTTGAACAGATTACAAGAGGTGATAGTAAAACATATATTTCAAGAATATATTTAAATGGTGATTATTCATCAACTAAACTTGATATAGCATTACCTGGTTTAGGAGATTCCTTTGGTGGCGATCACTTCTGTATTGGCGGAGATTCGGATGCTGCTAATCATTCTTCTTATGTTGTATCTGCATCAGCACCAGTATTAAGAGTTGATAATATATTAGATTCTTATGGTATGTTAGATGTAAATATTAAAAAGACTGGATCTGGAACAATTGAAGCAAAATTTAATCTTTCGCATAAATTTAACAGCATATATGAGTGGATTAAGTATGATTCTAATGCAGTTTTTGATATAAATAGTTTTAATTATGGTGACAACCAAAGTATGAGAAATGTGACTATTCAAGAATTAAGAAATAAGAATATGTTATATTTAAAAGACGCAATAATTTAATAGGTAGAGCATGTCGACAATTGTAACACAAAACTTTAAGAAGGAACTCATGATTGGGACCATTCGTAGTATTAACAATACTACAGAGAACTATTATATTGGCGTGTCTCGATCTAATCCTTGGAATGCTGCAGATTCAGCACCAGCGGCTAAAGATAATATTAGGATTCAAAACGAATTCCGAAATGGTCTTCAATCAATACATCGGGTTGCAGCAGCTTCATTAGTTGTTCCTCGTAAATCTTGGTCTACTGGTTCCACATATCTTGCATACGATGATAAAAAAGATTTAGCTGATTATGGCTCTGAGTTTTTCTATGTTGCAAATAGTAATCATGATGTTTATATTTGCTTAAGACAAGGGACGGACGCAACTGGATCGGCGGTAGCTTCGACAGTTCAGCCTACAGGTTCTAATAATGATCCATTTGAAACATCTGATGGATATGTTTGGAAGTTTCTTTATACTATTAGTGCACTAGATGCTACTTTATTTATGACTAATGATCATATGCCTATTGATCGTATTTTAGCCACAGATTCAAATTCTACTGGCAATGAAATAAAACAATATGAAATTCAAAGTACTGCAAAGCCTGGTATGATTACAGCGTTTGAAGTAACAGCAGGCGGTACTGGTTATACTAATCCATCAGTCAATATTAATGGTGTTAATTATCCAACACTTGTTGATTTTACTTTAGATTCTCCTTCAGGTACAATTGTAAAGGCAGAATATAATCCTGATTCCTCAGGTACTACTTTAAACTATGTTCACGGATTAAGAGGTGCACAAATAACTCTCACTGATTCTAATGGAACAAATGGTGAAGTGAGAGCCATTATGTCCAGTGGATTAGGCATTGGTGGAGATGCATCTTCTGATCTTAAGTGTGGTTCTATGATGATTGGTGTGAGAGTTGATGGTAATACATCTGACTGGTTACTTAATCAAGATTATAGACAGATTGGTATTATTAGAGGAATTAAAGATTCTGCTCAAGGTACCCAGTGGACTAATCTTACTGGTGGTGCTTTACAATCTATGACTCTTGCAACACAAACGGTTGCATTTACAACAGATGAAGTTATTGTTGGTGCTACAAGTGGAGCAAAAGCATACGTTGATCAAACTAATGGCAACACAATTCTATTCCATCAAAATGATTCAACTGGTTATGTTGGATTTGTAGCAAATGAAACTTTAACAGAAATGAGTGGACCTGGACAAGGTACTGTAGGTAATCCACTTATAGCATCAGAGGTTGATCCATTTACAGGTGAAATACTGTATATAGATAATAGGTCTGCAGTAACTAGAGTTGCTAATCAGACAGAAGATATTAAAATAGTTATTCAATTGGATGAGTGTTCATGACCGTAAACTATACTAAAAATTTAGAAGCCCAAATTTATAAAGACGACTTTGACCCAGACAAAGGGTTCCATAAAGTATTATTTAAAAGCGGTAAGGCACTTCAAAGTAGAGAATTGAATCAGCTTCAATCTATTATACAAGAAGAAATTAAAAGACTTGGCACTAATCTTTTTAAAGAAGGTGCTTCACTTGAGTCTGCTGCTCTTACTTTTAATAATCGTTATAGATATATTAAACTTAATACTGATCCAACTGATGCTACAACTCCTGGTGTTTCTTTACCGAGCAATGTTTCTAACTTTAAAGATAAGGTTTTTGTTGGTCAACTTTCTGGTATTTCCGTAAAAGTTATTGAAATAGTAGAAGCTGAAGGATCAGATCCGGCGACAATTTATGTCCAATATCTTGACACTCTAAATGGAACATCTGGAACAGAGCCGGCTTCCGTAACTCCTGGTGAAGAGTTACTTGAAAAAGACGGTTCGGTTGTTCTAGTTGTTCAGACAACTGATACTACTGCAGACCCAGCAACCGGCTATGGTTTTAGAATTTCTACTGGTGCAGCTTCATTTTTTGCTGAAGGGCACTTTGTTCATGCTCCAAAACAGAGTTTAATTGTTGCTAAGTATTTCTCAAATCCAACTGCCACAATCGGTTTTAAACTTACACAAGTAGTAACTACGGCAGATGATGACGATTCTCTATATGACAACCAAGGAGATTTACCAAATTATACTGCTCCTGGTGCAGACAGATATACAATTAATTTAGAACTTGTAAATAAAAATACTATTCAAGCCGATGAAACATTTATTTATTATGCTAAAATTGAACATGGATTCCTTGTTGAAGCAGTTACTGGATATGATCAATATAATAAAATTAATGATATTATGGCTGTACGAACAAAAGAAGAGTCTGGTAATTATACTGTAAAGCCATTTAGACTTTCTTGGGATGAACATTCATCAGATAATACAAAACTATCTTTAGGTGTAAGTAGCGGTACAGCGTATGTAAATGGCTATAGAGTTAGTAAAGCATCTGCTAGTACTTTAGATATACCAAGATCAACTACCACTATTACACAAGAAAATAAAGGTATTTCTGGAACATATGGTAATTATATATTAGTTGAAGCTGGATTCTTTGGCATTCCAGATGTTAATATTTTTGAACGAGTAGATATTAGTGACGATACTACAGGAACTGCGGCGTTTGGTGTTAATGATAAAATTGGAACACTAAGAATTAGAGGTATAGATCCAGGTGAACCAGGATCTAATACATTTAAAGTGTATGTATTTGACATTGAAATGAATGCAGGTAAAATATTTAATAGAGATGCTAGAGCAATCGGTTTAGATAGTGGAGCTTGTAGTTGTGAAAGACAAGAAATGAGACTTGTCAGATCGAATAATAAAGTTATAATATATGAAACTCAAGCTAATGAGTTATTCTTTAAAATACCGGGTAATAGACCGAGTGCAGTTTCAGATATTTCCATGACTCTTGCAAAAAGATATAGGGGTACTGCTGCAGCTAATGGTTCAATGACAATAACTGCTTCAGCAGGAGAAGTATTTACAGACACTGCTAATTGGATTATTTCAGATCCAGGTGGTTTAACAACCGGACAATCTCCTACATATAGTGGAGTTGGTACATCAAGTGTTACGATTACGGGCCTAGTTAGTTCTAAAAATGGTGGTACAATTGCTACAGGATTTGATCAATTTGAAGTATATGCTTATACATTTAAGGGTGCATGTAGTGTAGCTTCTAAAACAAAAGTTACAACTACAGCACTGGTCACTTTTAATCCGAGTACAGGTGTTGCACAGTTACCCTATACTGACGTCATCGGCGTAGAAGAAATTAGAATATTGGCTTCTAACGGAAATCTTGTTACAGATAAATTTGAAATAGATGGTGGTCAAAGAGATAATTCATACCAAAAAGGTTCTATCACTATTAAACCAGGTAGAACAATTACTGGTAATTATCAAAATGCAACCCTTCAGTTATTTGTTAAATTCTCTTATTTTGCTCATGGTTCCGGTGACTTCTTTGGTCCTAGCTCTTACTCAACAATTGATTATCAAGATATTCCTAATTATCAATTAGCAAATGGTCGCTATGTAGATTTAAAAAATTATCTCGACTTTAGATCATCAAAAGGAAGTAGTGGCACATATTCGACTACTGATGCCGAGATATTTATTTTACCAAAACAAGGTTCAACTATTGTTGCAGATGTTTCATATTATCAACCAAGATATGATAAGTTAGTTCTCACACAACAGGGCGAATTTAAATATATAAAAGGAACACCATCTTTAAATCCTAAGTTTCCTTCAATACCTGATGGTACTATGGAGCTCCATAGAATTAGATTAAATGCTGGAACATTTGGTCCAGATGATTTAACATTCTCTATGCTTGATAATAAGCGTTATACAATGAGAGATATTGGTAAATTAGAGAGAAAGATTGATGATCTTGCAGAAGTAACATCTCTTACACTATTAGAAATGGATACAGCTAATATTGATGTGTTAGATTCTGATAATAGAAATAGAACAAAATCTGGATTTATGGCAGATAATTTTGAGAATCAGTATTTCTCGGATATTACACATCCAGGATATTCAGCAGCTATTGATCCAAGAAATAAACTTATAAGACCAAGAGCAATTACAAATAATATTGGTCTTTATTATGATTCAAATGCATCTACAAATACTATTATGAAAGGTGATAATGTATATACAACTTATAATACAACGCCTTATATTGTCCAAGATGTTGCATCATCTACTGTAAATGTTAATCCATATTTAAATTTATTTTATAATGGTGCAATGACACTTTCTCCAGCATCTGATGATTGGTATGAAACTGATTATACTCCAGATAAAATTATTCCAGGTGGTACATTACTTAATACTGATTTAGCCCTCCAATGGGGAAACCATGAGTGGAATTGGGGCGGCACTGATATAAATGATCTAAAGGTTGGTGATGATCAATCCATTACTTCAGAAATTGCTAGAAATAATTGGACAGAAAGAGTCGGATATTTTTGGAATAGAAAAACCACAACTGGGACTGATGTAACAAAAGAAACCGTTGTTAATAGGGTTGTTGCTTCAGAAACAGTTAGAGAAATTATTGATGATAGAATTGTAGATGTTGCATTTATTCCATTCATGAGGTCAAAGTTAGTAACTTTCCAAGCTGAAGGTCTTGCACCTAATACTCAAGTATTTGCTTATTTTGATGGCAGATCTGTTGCTAAGTGGGTAAGACAGGAATCGTTTAGTGGTGTTAATGTAACAAAACAAACCGATGTAAGTAATCTTTATAAAGCTGCAACTGAATATCCTTTAGCTGGCGGTAAGACAAAACTGTATACTGACGGACAAGGTAAGATTCAGGGCGCATTCTTTATTCCATCTTCTAATACAAGAACAGCAGGAACAACAAACTTTAGAACAGGTGATATTGAATTTACTTTATTAGATATTACTGAGTTTAATAAAAAGAATGCAAGCTGTGCCGCTTCGGCAATCTTTAGTTCTACTGGTACTCTTACTACAAGACAAGAAGATGTTTTATCTACACGTCTTCTTCACATTGTTGGAACAAGTACAACATCTACAGAAACAATTAATGTGTCATCCTCTGGCGGTGGCGGTGGAATAGATATTCTTGGAGCGGTTAATACAGTTGGTAGTGGTATTGCAACAGGAATTGGAGAGGTTCTTCAAGGAGACTTAATTGGCGGTGTTTCATCAGCCGTTGGTGGTGTAGCAGATGCTGCTGGAGATTTAATTAGTGATACAGTAGGTGTTGTTGAAGATGTATTTAATTTTGTAAAAGATATATGTTTCTTTGATCCTATTGCTCAGTCTTTCCTTGTTACGGAAGCAAATGGTGTATTCTTAACAGAAATAGGTTTATTCTTTGCTAAGAAAGATACAAGTGAACAACCATTCCCAGTAACTATTCAAATTAGACCTACTGTAAACGGTCATCCATCTTCTGATCTTTCGCTTCCAGGATCTATTGTTACTATTCCAGCAAGTGATGTTGTTGTTTCAACAGATGCTTCAGCAGAAACAAGAGCAGTATTTAAAGAACCAGTATATTTAAAACCATTTACCGAATATGCAATTGTAGTTATTTCTAATAGTGATGCATATGAAGCATATATTTCAAAAATGGGTGAATTTAAATTAGGTTCTACAACCGAAAAAATTAATACTCAACCATATCTTGGTTCATTCTTTAAATCTCAAAACAATAGAACATGGGAGCCAGATCAGATGTCTGATCTTAAGTTCACATTATATAAAGCTGAGTTTAATGCAAACCTTACAACTAAAGCAATATTTAAAAATGTTGCAGTTCCAAGAAAGATTCTTCAAAGTGATCCAGTAGAATTATTCTTTAAAGATAGTTCAGATTTCTCTGATGTTTATATTAGAAGCCCACTTCATGGTTTATATGCCGGAGATACTGTTAATTTAAATGGAGTTATTGGAACTCCAGTAGATAGCGATTTAAACAATAATCCATATACTATTACTGAAGTTGATCCTACAGGATTTGTAATTACAGTTCCGACTCTTACTTCGCCTTCTCCATATTATAATTCTATAACTGGTGGTAGCGCCGTAACTGTTGAACAAGCTTATAATTATAGTACAATTTGGCCATCAGTGCAAGCAATTGAACCGCCTTCAACTAGATTAGACTATAATATTAAAATGGCAGCTGGTAAATCATATGCAGATAATAGTTCTAATGCTATTAATAATGCAGATATTTTAGATACTGTAGCTACAGTAGTTGCACCTAATCAAGATAATGAACTTGGTGTTATGAAAAGAGTATCGCCACCATCTAAGCTTGCGACATCTATGGTATTAGAAGCGGAAATGAAATCAAGTAATGTTTATGTAACACCGGTTATTGATCTTCAAAGAACATCAGCAACTCTTATTACAAATCTTATTGATAATCCAAGCAATGTTCAGAGTACAACACAGAATAAGCCTATTGAGTGGTCTCACGCTTTAGACAGTGATACCATAAATTCTATAATGGGGACTGTAAATCAAACAGCATCATATAACCCGTTATTTGGTGAGACAAGAGAAAATGGTCCTGCTTCTGCAAAACATATTACTAAGCCTGTGCGTTTAGCAGCTTCTGCTGTTGGGCTAAAAATTATTATGGGTGCTAATAGACCATCCGACACATTTATTGATATGTATTATAGAGCATCAAAAGCCGATACTCTTGTCGGAACAACTTGGACAAGAATTGACTCAGAAAAACCAGTTCAAACTGATGATGATACAAGTATATTCAGAGAGTATCGTTATTTAGTTGGTGCTGTTGATGGAACCAGTGATGAATTTACACAGTTCCAATTAAAAATTGTTCTAAGGTCTACTAATCAGACTAAAGTACCTAAATTAAATGATCTAAGAGTGATTGCACTAGGAGACTAGATTGGAAGATTATAGATATGCTAAAGTGGAAAACTATCCCGGCTATAAAAGAGATTTAGAAACTGGGGCAATAGTAATTACTGATGAAGAAGCCTTAATTAAGTCAAGGCAGATTTTGAAAAAGAAAAGAAAAGAAAAACAGGAATTAGCAAAATTAAAAGATGATGTTGCAGAAATCAAAGAACTGCTTTCAACACTTTTAAATAAAATAGGTGATTAATGGCAAGGCAAATATATGTAGACCTAAGTAACTCCATTGAAGCATGGAGACAGAAGACCAACTTGATGGGAGACTACATCGGCGATTTAGATAATCTTGCCGCACCAGCGCCCTATGATTCAAGTATTGTTTCAGCATTTAATTATTTAGATGCTACTGTATTAGATTCATCTGAAACAAGAAATCTTATTTCACTTACAACATCTGGACCTAATGCTCTTGCTTCTTTAACATATAATAATGCTAATGGAGAATTTACTTTTATTACAAATCCTCTTACGCCTAGTTTAGTACCAGCTCTTCCTGCTGGTAAAATAACATCAGGTTCTTTTAATCCAGCAAGAATTCCTAATTTATCTGCAACTAAAATTACTTCAGATAAATTAGGTTTAGCTCACGTTCCGGATCTACCTGCAAGTATTATCACATCAGGAATTTTAGATTCAAATAGAATACCAAATACTCGTGGATCAAAGATTATAAGCGAATTACCTTTAGAGCATATTCCACCTTTACCTCTTGATGTTATGCCGCTTGAGTTAGATTCTTTAGGCTTTGGATTTCCAACTGATCTTTATGGTTCTAATCCAGATGGTCCAGTTCTTCTTACTAATTTACAAACAGTAAGTGGTAATAAAACATTTACTGGTGGTGTAACTATGTCATCTAATCTTACGATTAATGATCATGTTTTATCTGCAAGTAATAATACATATAATATAGGTGAAAATACTAATAGATTTGCCACCATGTATGCTACAACCTTTAATGGTGTTGCAACTTCTTCACTATATGCTGACCTTGCGGAAAAATATACAACACGTGAAGAATTGATTCCAGGTACTGCTGTTGCTGTTTCAAATAGCGAAGAATATGAAGTTAGAGAAGCAACTATGTCAGATTATTGTATTGGCGTAATCTCTACCGAACCAGCACTTATGATGAATAGTGAAGCTGAAGGTCAATATGTAGGTCTAAAAGGGCGTGTTCCAGTAAGAGTAAAAGGTCCTGTTAATAAAGGTCAAGCCGTTCATGCACTAGAAAATGGTGTAAGTACAACTCTTAAAACAACGGCTTTAGTCGGTATTGCTCTTGAAACAAATTTAGCTCAAGAAGAAAAGCTAGTTGAATGTGTTCTTAAAGTGTAAGGATGTAATATGGTTGCTGGAAATGTAATAGGAAATACAGGCGATTTAGTAGATGAACTTCCTATAATTACAAAATTTAAAGAACTATTTCACGATAAAGTTGTTTCGGAAATAGTTTGGTCTGGAGAAAATGGGCCCGATGTTCAGAGTGATCCTAATGTTGCAGCTGCCTTTGGCGCACCTCTTGAACTTACAGAGCCAAAAGTTCTTAATTTAGGTACTAGAAGTAATGTAGAATTTATAGCTGTTGCTGGAGGTGGCGGCGGTGGTGCCGGCAGAGATAATGGCGGACCGCACGCCGGGCCGAATGGTGAAGTATCTGGAAAAAACGGGACTAATACTAAATTTGAATTTAGGGCTGGATCAGCTGATGGAACTCTTATATCATCATATGACTTGGTTGGTGGTGATGGCGGCATAAGTTGTAATATCAGTTGGAGCAGAAAACCGAGACAAATACATTTACAAAATGCTTTAGATATTGTATCTTCAGATACAAACTATAATATTATAGGTGAAGGTGGTTCTACTGCTGAAAGAAGACGTGGAACTGATGCTACTGGCTTTGGTGCTGGAGGCGGCGGAGGTGGTGGCGATCAACCATCGCCGGCAATCAAGATTGGGTTTATTACTATAGGTTTTGATGAATCTGGTAATGGCGGTAGCCGCGGTGTGGGTGGTGAATTTAAAGAAAAAAAAGAAGACTTTTCTGCGTATGCAGGACAAAATATATATTTGGTGATTACTCAAGTAGGTGCAGGTGGTGTAGGAGCTGATGGAGAGAATGATGGAGGTAATGGTGCTCCAGGTGTTGTAATAATAAAAGAAGCAAAACCTACTTTAATACCCGAAAGCGGGCCTGTGTTTGATGAACAAGGATTAATCCAATCTTTACGGGGTGATGATCATCTCGGTTTAGGTTATAAAATTGATGGAAATAAAATATTTGATGTATTTTTAAATGAAGCAAATAAATATACTGCTATTAGAAAATTACAAGTTATAACCGCACGTGATGATGGTTCTATATACAATGAAACACAGGTTGCTTATTTAGGCTCACAATTTATAACTAATATAGATATTACAACTTCAGCTTTAGTTGCAGATGAGAATAATTTAGATCCTTCTGAACTAAACGAAGACGAAAATATTATACAATATTTTAATAATTTATATTATGGTTGGACTCTTATAAGAGATGATCCTATTATAAATGGTGTATTAGGATTAGGATCAGATCCTCTACCAACATTTGATCCTAATACTGGATTATTTTCAACATCACCCACATCAGTGAAATTATATACAACAAGCCAATCTTGGAGACCAACAACTTTACAGAATGTTGGTCTTGTTGCCGTAGGCGCGGGAGGTTCGGGCGGGCTTGGATCTCAAAGCTATGGAGGCGGCGGTGGCGGTGTTGCTATAAGAATACTTCAAGTCACGCCTGGTGAAATCTATAATTTTAATATAGGTTTTGGTGGTGCAGCAGTAAATTCCGGAAGTGATGGTGTAAATGGTGGAAATACATCTATATCAGGAGGCGCGTTAAGTTCCACAGTGTTTGGTGGTGGCGGCCAAAGAGGCGAAGCAACAGGCGACGCTCCTACTAATGGTGGAACGGCTTCAGGTG